ATATTGCCAAGATTTGCCAAGATTGCCAAGATTTATTGTCATTCAAGGCCCAAAAAATGGGTCAATTTCGCATAATCAGATACTGGCATACAATTCAGATATTGGGGTTTTTCACCGGGAGGAATTCAGATATTAGCATAAAGATTAGATAAAGATTAGATAAAGATCAGATATTGGAAAAAGGAGAAAAATCAATCTGATGTCGACCTTGATAAAGAATTCTGCCGATAGGTTCTGGCGCACGGATATGACGGTGGGTCTCGGACGAAATATCTATGCTCTGATGTCGAATGACGTCCGTCGTCCTACCCAACAAGATCCGCTCATCGGAACCATGGAATCATCGGAACTGGCGGAGAATGTCGTGGACATGCACAATCAGGTATTGACGAAGTTTGGCCGTCACTATATGCGAGTTCTTTCCTCAGATAAGTGATGAACGACGTCGTCTACGAGTATAAGAAGGTCAATCTGTCAGTCGAGCCCAAGCCCAACAATATAGAGGCAGCGGCTAATAGATGGGCAGCTATGGGTTGGCGAGTGGTGGCGGTTATGGATGTGTCATGGGCTGACCGTAAGAGCGGTTTCGCGAGTTCCATTCTGGTCGAAAGGGTGAAGATGAGCGACGATGACGACGACTGACAATTCCTCAGGTTACGATAGTGTTCTCCTCACCGATGAAGATTGGCGCCCCATCGAAGGCTTTCCGGGTTACAGTGTAAACCCCCTGGGACAGGTTAGGCGCGATTCTAGTGATCGGTTACTAATTCCTCGCATTAATCAATACGGTGTACCCTACGTCGGCCTCATGCGCGAATGGCGACAATGCAATCGGTCCTTACCTCGTCTGGTGGCTCGTGCCTTCTTGTCGTCTCCGTCGGACATTTTTGATACTCCGATCCAACTTGATGGCGATCCTCTGAATTGTCGGGTGGACAATCTCATGTGGCGTCCGCGTTGGTATGCCGTGCATTACAAGAACCAGTTCAAGGAACGTTACGACAATCCTATCGACGCGCCGGTCAAGGCGGCTAATGAGCAGGAGAAGTTTCCTAATTCGTTTGTCGCTGCCTGTCGCTATGGATTGCTGGAACGTGAAGTAGTTCTGTCCATCGCTAATCGAACTCCGGCGTGGCCTACCTATCAATACTTTGAGTTGGTTGAGATGACGTAATGTGGAAGGCGATAAGTGTGAGCGAAAATGAGATACATATCGTTCCCCACTTAGATGTTATTGAACACGCCCCGAGTGAGAGTTGTGTCTGTGGCCCGAAGACTAACTATTACCCACAAGACGATTTGAAACTGGTCTATCATGCTGCATTGGACAGTCGTAAACAGCTAATCACACCCAGTTAGAGGGCCAAAAACACGTCGTATATTTTTCAGATACTGGGACGCGTCGTATTCGCGTAATATAATAGATATAGTGGAACATACCGTATCTTTTTGGCCTTTACGAAAGGAGGGTTTCGTGACCGAGAGCGCTTATCAAGCGAAACTGATTCGGAAGTTGAAGCGAGTGTTTCCCGGTTGCGTCATCTTGAAAAACGATCCGCATTATACCCAAGGTATTCTCGACCTTACCATCTTTTGGGGACCATGTTGGGCTATGCTCGAGGTTAAAGCGCATGCCACTGCAGCGGAGAGACCTAACCAAACTTATTACGTAGAACAAATGGACAACATGTCGTTTGCTGCGTTTATCTTCCCGGAGAATGAAGAGGAGGTGCTCACTGCGCTTCAAGAGGCATTCGCATCTCGAGGGGCAGCATGCGTTCCTTAGTCCTAGCTCCTATCATTGGATAAACTACGACGAGGAAAAGCTTCGATTTCGATACAAAACATTACGCGCCGCTCTAGAAGGAATAGAGCAACATCGCTACGCCGCGATCTGTATTGAAGAAGGAATTGTTCAAGATGACGAAACTACCACAGTCGGACTATACATCAACCAATGCATACAGTACAAGATGTCAGCGGAGGTTGTACTGTTCTTCTCTCCTAATGCTTTTGGGACTGTGGATGCTATCAGTTATCGTTATCGGGTGCTTCGTATATCTGATCTTAAAACTGGGGCTACTCGGGTTTCGGAGCATCAGTTAGAAGTTTACGCAGCTCTGTTCTGTCTTGAGTACGATGTAGATCCGTTTTCCATGCGAGGCATTGAGCTTCGCATTTATAAGGACGGCAAAGTGTATACGTATGATGCCGATCCGTATTTCATAAAGGGGATCATGGATAAGATTTTGCAGTTCGATGCAGTTCTCAACCGACTGAGAGAGGAGGCGATTTCGTAGTGAGAATGACAGAAGAAAACTATTTGATTCACTACGGAATTCTCCGCAAGTCAGGTCGGTATCCCTGGGGCTCGGGTAGAACTCCGTTGCAGCGGAGTAAGACTTTTCTCGATATAGTCGACCAGCATCGTAAAGTCGACGGGATGAGCGAAGCCCAAATCGCTAAGGCGTATTCCACCAAGCAATACCCGATGTCAGTAGCTGATCTTCGGGCTATGCGATCGCTATCACTAAATGAAGTGAAGCAGGATCAGATTCGTACGGCTCAGAAGTTGAAGGATAAGGGTATGAGCACCTCTGCTATTGGTCGGCAGATGGGAGTCAATGAATCTAGTGTCCGTTCGCTGTTGGAGCCGGGTCGCCAGGATAAACTGAATCAGTTGCATCAGACGGCGGACATGCTTAAGCGGCAAGTGGAAGAAAAGGGATTTGTGGATGTAGGGGCCAACGTCGAGAAAAGCCTGCCTATTGGCGATAATCCTGATACTCGAATTGGTATTAGTCCGGACAAGTTTAGAACCGCTCTTTCTATGCTTAAGGAAGAGGGTTATAACGTGCATCCTGTGCACATTCCACAGGTGGGTACAGGAGAGAGAACACGTTACTTGGTGCTTACCAAGCCGGGGGTTACCAAGCGAGACGCGTTCATTAATCGGGACAAGATTCGTCAAATCTCGGAGAAGTCTGATGATGGCGGTCGCACCTTTCATGATGCCGGATTTAAGCCGCCTCTAAATATAGATCCTAAGCGAGTGGGGATTCGTTATAAGGAAGATGGTGGGGCTGACGCTGACGGTGTCATTTATGTGCGACCCGGAGTAAAGGATGTTGAGCTAGGTAAAGCTCGTTATGCTCAAGTTCGAATTGCGGTTGGAGGTACACACTATCTGAAGGGTATGGCCGTCTATAAGGACGATCTACCTAAGGGTGTGGACCTGATGTTCAACACCAATAAGTCGAACACAGGTAACAAGCTTGACGCTATGAAGCCGCTCAAGCGAGATAAGGAAACGGGCGAAGTCGATCGGGATCTGCCCTTTGGTGCAGTTATCAAGGAAGGTGGACAGATCCTTGATAAGCATGGTAAGCCAACTTCAGTGATGAATCTGATTAATGAAGAGGGCGATTGGGATAAGTGGTCAAGAAATCTTTCTCGGCAAGTTCTGTCTAAGCAGTCCCCAGAATTTGCTAAGTCTCAGTTGGATTTGACCTATGATCGACGGCGTGACGAGTTCGAAAAAATAAAAAGCCTCACCAATCCGCAAGTTAAAAAGAAGCTGTTAGAGACCTTTAGTGAGGAAACGGATTCGGCGGCCGTCCATCTAAAAGCGGCTAACATGCCCCGTCAGGCGACTAAGGTTCTTCTGCCGTCAAATCATGTAAAGCCGAATGAGATCTTCGCCCCCACATTTAAGAACGGAGAGCGTGTTGCCCTAGTACGTTATCCGCATGCAGGTACATTTGAGATTCCAGAACTGACGGTTAATAATCGTCCACAAGAAGTACGTAAACTATTTGGGGGTAAGGCTGACGTTCCGGATGCAGTAGCTATACATCCCAAGGTAGCTGAGAGGTTGTCGGGGGCGGACTTCGATGGCGATGCGGTTGTGGTAATTCCCAACAATCGTAGACAAATTACCCATACCCCAGCTCTAGAAGGATTGAAGGGTTTCGATCCTCAGATGTATGCGGTGCCTAAAGGACCGGTTACTAAAAAGTATCCTGAAGGTAAGCCCTCTATTACGCCACAGCGTAAACAGCATGAGATGGGGAACGTTACCAATCTGATTGCTGACATGACAGTGAAGGCTGCTAATACGGATGAGATAGCTCGGGCTGTCCGTCATTCTATGGTGGTCATTGATTCTGAGAAGCATAACCTAGATTTCAAAGCATCTGAACACGATCATGGAATCTTAGAACTGAAGCGTAAGTATCAAGGGGTAAATCCAAAGACAGGGCAAGCTCGTGGTGCGGCAACACTCATTACTAGGGCTACAGCTCAGACCCATCCATTCAAGGTAAAGCCTAGGCCTGCTAAAGAAGGTGGGCCGATTGATAAGAGCACGGGCAAGAAGGTCTTTGTTCTTACTGGCGAGCGTAAGCCTGATGGTTCTTTGGCTACGTATAGATCTAAGAAACTAGCCGAAACTCATGATGCCCATACGCTAGTGTCTGAAGGTAAGACTCGTATCGAACAGGTCTATGCGGATCACTCTAATAAACTTAAGAGCCTGGCTAATGCAGCTCGTAAGGAGATGGTTAATACTAAGACTACACCCTATTCGCCTTCATCGAAACAGGTGTATA